AAAGATAAAGGGAGACCCCGAAGGATCTCCCAAATTAATTAAGCCGGAAGGCCGTTGTTAATTAGAACTTTCACGCAACCATTTACGTCGATAACGCCAGCGTTTCCGCTCATGCAGTTATTGATAAAATGTGCTGCTTTACGTCCATCCCACCAAATGTCAGACTTCAAGAACTCAGCTTCGCCAAGACCGATAGAAGTCTTGTGGTAAGCCAAACAAGTTGAGTATTGAGCAGTTGTTGAGCCTGTGATTGTTAGGCCATTGTGAACCATAACGATACAGTTCATAAATTTGCGAGCTTCAGTACCCTTAAGGAACGGAAGATCAGAACCCACGTATTCAGCGCGAGCGAACTTGTCGTTATCAAGGAGAAGATCCCAAACGTCAGGAGTAACAAGAATGAATCTCTGGCCATCGTCAGGAACGTCATTCTTGTTAAGCTTCTTGATAGCTTCTTTCAATTTAGCAAAAGCGTTAGCGATTGCAGTTGATCCGGAATAATCAGAAGCGGCACCTGTTCCGACTACTGTCGAAGTTGCAGCAGCAGCGGCGATGATTAGATCATCCATTTTGCGCCCGATTGCTCCGGCAGATGTATCCAAGATTACTTTTTTCTCATCGATGTTCGTCTTGTACTCATCAAGAGAATCGATGTAATCCCCTGCGTAGTAATCTTCAAGAGTGATGTCGATGTAAGAGTGAACAGCTTCCATAAGAGGAATGTCGCCGTTTCTAGTTTTTGCCGACGCTGTTCCCTTCCCTACTTTCTGGAAACGAAGAGAAGCGCCTTTAACGCCTGACTTTGTTCTAACTGTTCCACGAAGCTTAGAACCCATACGCTGGTAAGCGAGGTGAACGTCTGCCTCATACTGTTTTGTGAATGCTTGATCGATAGTTGATGCCATTTGTGGCCTCCATAAGTGAAATTGTTTAAAAACATTTTTCGCTTTTGGGGTATCAGTCTTGGATCAAAGTATCCTTGCGGGTTTGATTTTAATTCTGGCCCTACTTGCCAGGTCTATCCGTTTGAATAGGCCTTTTTGTACAGAGCTTCCACATCTTGATGGGCTTTTTTATCCCCTTGAATGTAAAGATCCGACTTTTGAATTCTTAGCGCCTCTTCGATAATGGTTTCTTTGCTTGCGCTAGAACCATTTTCAAAAGAGTCTTCCCCTACATATTTTCCAAGCTCTGCGCATAGCTTTAAAACGGCAGGGTTTGCGCTTAGTCCTTCAGCGTCTAGTGTATTGCCAATGCCGAGAGCTTTCGCCCCTCTCTTCGCCAGTCCGAGGCTTGTTTGAGCATCTTCGCCGAAAGTAGATTTAAGAGCTTCATCAAATGACTTAGCTGTGATTTCTTGCTTTGCTTTAAATTCTTCATTCTGAAGCTCAACGAATTCCTTAAACATTGAATCGGCTTGCTTCTGAGATAAACCATTTTTAAAGGCGACCTCTGCAAAGCCAGCTTTCTCGCCAGCTAGGTCAAAGCCTTCGTGAACAGGAATATCAGAAAAGGCATATTTATCGGCGGCTTCTGGTCTACCTAATGATTTGTAAAATACTTCTAATTCTTCAGGTGTCGCGGTCTCACCTGGGACTTGTAAACCTTGGACCACTTGCTTTTTGCCGACAAGTTTCGCCATATTATCGAAGCCCTTGAAAAGCTCCTCTTTAGATTTGTACTTAGTCGCCCACTCGCTTGCTCTGTATTCCTCTGGAATAAAGTCTAATGGGTTTGGAATAGGTGCATCGCCTAGCCCTTGGGGAGTCATTGGCGGCGTTTGTGGAGTCGGTGCCTGTACTTGTGTCGGCTCAACTACAATCGACGTGTCAGGCTGTGCCTGGATCGTTTGCTCTGTCATAAATTCCCTTGGTTATTTCGCTTCTTTGGCGAGGATGAAATCAATATTATTAACAACGTCTTGCTGGCCTAGTTGAAAGTGCAGATCTTCGTTGGGCTGTTTTGAATGATAGACAGTCTGGTTAAAGCGGTAGAGCTTTTTAAGATCCTCTAAAACCATGCGCCCCTCGGTTGATCCGAAAGTTCTTTTGTAAGCGATCTCTAAATCACTCAGTTTTGACCCTTGTATTTTCTTACTCATTCGGTGCCCTTAAATCTTTTGCTTGCTGTTCTAGTTCCATACCTTGAGAGGCTTCAACCATCGCCGCTTGTTTTTCTTGTGCTGCTTGCTGTGCCTCGGCTTCTTTTTGAACTTGCTCAAGACTCTTTAAGTATTTAGCTGAATAACCAAAAAGCTCTTGAGTATCACGCGCCATTTGATCGAAATCAAAATGCTTGAGAATACCAGGATTAAATTGCAAGAATGGCATGAGATAATCGAACGCAGCTTTTACGGCCTCGGCGTCGGTTTGTTTCTGCGCTCTTGAAATAGGAGAGACATATTGAATCTTAACGACTTGATTCTGCAATTCTTCTGGCGGCTGTGGAAGCTCGCCGTTTCTAAGCATGATATTAAAAACGCGGTTAATTAAAGGAGCAAGGAACTCGCCTTGTAATCTTCCCAGGACTGGACCCAGGATTCTCATTTTCTCATTCTGAACAGCTATAACCTCGGTCGCCGTCATTTGCGGGCCACCAACCATTTGAAGCTTGTCATTGAGAAACTTTCTTCTAATTGAGTCTTGCTTCTGAATAATGGCCGTACGAATAGCATTGAGATCGGCGTCTGATCCGAGAGTCATGATCTTTTCACGAATATCGCCAGTTGAACGATGGTAATTAATCGCGCCGCCGTCACTTTCAAAGTCAGTTAAAAAGCCATCATGAGGAAGTATCGTCGCAGGATCAGCGGCTTTATCAACCGCAATCATTTCTGACCTGGACATTTCATTTAATACGCGAGCATCAGGCAAAGACTTATGACCGCCGCCTCGTCCGTAAACTTGGCCAGACGTCTTAGACCAGCGAGGCACCATGTAAGGCATCTCGGAATAACCTGATTCACTTAGTATCTTATTAGTAGCATATTCAAAATAGATTGATTCAATCGGAAGATCTTTTGAGCGTTTAGAGTCTTTAATGTAATTCACTCGAGGCTGAACCGCATGAATGATTTTGTATTTTCTTTCGGGATCTTCGTCGGCAACCTTGCGCACGTCAACCGATACACCCTTGGGCCACTTCTCAACCATTTGTCTCGCGGTCATTTCAAACTCGCGGAACACTGTATCGATTAAACCCTTGGCATTTTCAGCAACCGCAACCTCGCTTAATGGAATACACGTAAAACGTATGCCTTCAAACTCGTCCACATAAAAGACCGCTGTGCCAAACGAAGGAAGATCCATGTAAAGCTCATGAACAGCACTATGAAAGCCCGCCTCTTCTGAGTTAAACTTTGCCATCATTAGCTTTTCAACGTTACTCATCCACTCTTTAATTTCTGCGCTAACATCGTCAGAGTTTAATATGAGATTGATCGAGAACCAGAAACCCATAGGATTAGTCAAAAGCGTTTGAAGTGCCGCCGCTAATATCTCAAGAGCTTCCTCGGGAGTTGAGTCAAAGATCTTTTTTCTTTTATCGTTTGAGCCACTTATAACGCCAAAGAACCCCGCCTTTTCAGGCTGGAAGAACTCGGCAATTTCTTGGAGTTGTGGCTTGTGTTGAGACTTGTCACTCTCAAGTTTGCGGTAGCGGTCAACCAGTTTTAAAACAGTTCCCATTTATTCCCCTAAGAGTTTACGCTTTTTAAGAACCGACTGATCCTCACTTATTGATCCACCTAGAACAGTGGACGAGAGACCTTTTGTTTTTGCTCCTGCTTGCTCAGCGACTTTTGCGTTAGCTTCGGCCTCTGCTCTTTTAGCTTGAAGTGCTGGATCTTCCATCGTTGGCATACCTGGAGGTTTTGGCGCGGTCGCTGCGATATATTTCCCACCTGTTAAAGAGTCTCCAAGATTCATCGCCGCATCTTCCACATTCGTATTTACTTTTATCCCGCCCGTGTTCGCGTCATACTGAACAGTTCCAGCGGTAGCGACGGCTATCCCTGTACTTGCGGCAGCACCGGCGGCTTTCTTCGTGTCCTTCCACATTTTCTTTAGTGAGTAGCCCATAAGATCTCCTTACCTGAATTTGTTTGTCGCTTTTCTCTGAGTCGGAATAGGGATATTTCTCGCGTCTACAAATGCACTCATACCGAATGAATCCGAAGCGTGAGAAGTCCAATCGTGAAGCGGTCCATCTTTCCAGCAACCAGCTTTACTATCCCATGCTTTACGATACTGCTTTAGTGCTTCAATTCCATCGCCACACTTCGCGACGTCGAACCAACAACGCGGGATTAATAACCTGGCGGCGTTGACCCTGGTCATTGGATCCATTGCGGGAATTATCACCTGATCGTTGAGACCTAAGCTTCTGAGTGTGTCGGCGCGAGTGTTGCCTGTTTCTAAAGACCTGACATTCGCATCATGGGGTAAGACTGTTTTGCCATACAGATAACCCTTAGACGTTAAGACACCGACATAATGAGGAAGTGCCTCGCCCGAGTTTTCATAGTAGTCAATATAGCGACGCTCGCCGCCTGGTCCCTCTTGAAAGAACCAAATCGCCGTCGAGTCATTCATTCCTAAATCCCAAACAGTGTGAACCTTAAGAAGTGGCTCGTAAGGTACAACGCCCACTCTTTTCTCGGTCTCTGCTTGCGCTAAAAGATTGCCGTAATACGCGCCTTCAATGGCCTGAGCAAAGGCTTCGTCGGGATAAGATGGAAACTCGCGCCCCATAT